AAACGAAAATTGGATTTACAATCTTATAATTCCTTTAGTTAAGGAGGCTAACGTTTTAGCTAAATGGAACTTTCAATGGGACACTTGTGAAAATTCTCAATTTACTTTTTATAGTGCAAAACAACATTATAGTTGGCATGCTGATTCTTGGAATAAACCATACGACGATCCAGGAACGCCAAGACATGGTAAAATTAGAAAGATTACTTCTATGGTCATGTTGTCAGAAGGGACTGAGTTTGAAGGCGGTGAACTAGAACTTGATTTAAGAAACGGAGAAAATAGAAATGATAAAAATAAAATTATGTCTATAAACTATGACACTAAAGGAACAGTAATTATTTTTCCATCTTTTGTATGGCACAGAGTTAAACCAGTTAAAAAAGGAACAAGGTACTCCATGCCCACTTGGCATATAGGAGCTCCTTTTAAATAATATGAAATTTCCAAAAGCTTTAAATAGAGAAGATATATTTAGATGCCCTATATGGCTAGCAAGAGACGTGCCTGAGCATGTAATGCTTTTAAACAAAGCATCAGATCCGTATATTAATGAAGCAAAAAAATCTTTTAAAAAAACTATAGACACGCGCAATAAAAAATTTGGTAATAAAAAAGATATGGGTTTTGTATATCATTCTACAAGTTTGTTAGGAGACCCTAAGTTTAAACAGTTACAAGATTATGTAGGCGCTACTTCATATAATTTATTAGGAGAGATGGGATTTGATTTAAAAGACCACAATGTTTTTATGACAGAGATGTGGGTTCAAGAATTTCCTAAAAATGGGGGTGGTCACCATTCTTTACATACACATTGGAACGGCCATATTTCTGGATTTTATTTTTTAAAAGGTAGTGAAAAAACTTCTATGCCAGTATTTGAAGATCCTAGACCAGGTAACTTAATGAATCTTTTACCAGAATTAGACAAGAATAAAGATACTTACGCTTCTTCACAGGTTCGTTATAAACCACTACCTGGCTTAATGATATTTTTTCCTTCTTATATGCCGCATCAATACGTGGTTGATATGGGTTATGATCCGTTTAGATTTATTCATTTTAATTGTCAGGCCATACCGAAAGGAGCAGTAAATGTCGTTTAAAAAAAATAAATATAAAGTTATTAAAAAAGCTATATCTAGAGAACTAACAGATTTTTTGTTTCATTATTTTCAAAACAAAAGAAGAGTAACTCAAATATTTTTTCAATCAAAATACATTTCTCCATACAACACAGACCACGGTGTTTGGACAGATCCACAAGCCCCTAATACATTTTCTATTTATGGTGACATGGCTTTTGATACAATTCTAGAAGGTTTAAAATACAAAGTAGAAGATGTGGCAGGTTACGATTTGTATCCTACTTATTCTTATGCAAGGCTGTACAAAAAAGGAGACATACTTGAACGTCATTCAGATAGACCTTCGTGTGAAATATCTTGTACGTTAAATATAGGTGGAGACAAGTGGCCTATTTTTTATGAGCCATCTGGAGTTACAGGAGCTAAAGGAGTTAAGATAACATTAGGTCCAGGAGATCTGTTAATGTATTACGGAGAAAACGAACATTGGAGAGAACCTTTTACTGGAGAAACATGTGGTCAAGTTTTTTTACACTACAGAGATATTAAAGGTAAAGATGCAGAAAGAAGTATGTATGATGGTCGTCAATACCCTGGTCTACCTTACTGGTTTAGTTCGGATCCTGATGGTAAAAATTAATAAAGTTATTTTACAAGACAGTTTTTTATCTAAAAAACAATGCAAAGATCTTATAAAATTTTATAACGCACAACCACAACCTGCTCTGTATGATACGACTTTTCCTTTAAGTATAGATAAAACTGCACCTAATTATTTAAAAAATAAAATTAATGAAATGGGAACGTATGTAAATAACTCTATTATTGATTGGGTTCAAATAGTTAAATGGCCTGCTCCTAACAGAGGAAAAGATTTACATAAAGATACAGCATCTAAGAAAACAAGTTTAAGCAGTATCATCTATTTAAATGATGACTACGATGGAGGACATACTTTTTTTAAAGACGGAACTAGTTTTGCTCCTGTCACAGGTAGAGCTATTTTTTTTGATGGTAATTTATATTCTCACGGTGTATCCTCTATAAATGGGAATGAAAGGTATACAATTGCAACATGGTTAAAACAGAAATAATAGAAATAGATAATTTTATTTCTAAAGAAGAATCAAATTATTTTATTAATTACCTAGAAAATAATTTTAATCTAGAAGATAAGAAATGTTTTAAACATAGAGAAACTAAAGTCATAGACTGCATTAATATAAAAGATGATATAGAAATACTTAACTTAGGTTTAAAGTTAAAAAAACTATGCAAACAAAAAAATAAAAAATATGTTATAAATTATTTTGAGATAGTAAAATGGCCACCAAAAGAAAGCTTGCCCGAACATGTTGATTTTGATTATCATCCATACACCAGTATTATATATTTAAACGACGACTTTACAGGTGGAGAAACTATTGTAGGAAACAAAACAATTGTTCCTAAAAAATGTAAATTAATTGCTTTTGAAGGAAATAAAATAAAACACGAAGTTAATAAAGTAACAAAAGGCACAAGGTATACTATACCTTGTTGGTATAAGTATGGATAAAATATCTTCTTGGGGACAGACAGGTCAATGTGATCACGTTTATGTTCAACCTAATTTTTTAAATAAAAAAGAATGCGATAAATATATATCAAAAGCATTTAGACCTGGTGAAGATGTATTAAAACAATGGCACAAAGATCCTAACAGTTGTTGGAATCAACTTGAAGTTAATATTACTGACGACCCGATAGTTCTTAAGTTGCAAAAACATATTAAGAAAAAATTAAATATGGACTTAAAGATAAGCAGAGCACATATTCAAACATGGATGCCCACAACTTTTTCTGGACTACATATACACAATGACCCTAGAGAGACAGCCACATGGAATTCTTGCATATATTTAAACGATGATTATGAAGGCGGAGAACACCATACAAGCAACGGAATAGTTTTAAAACCAGAACCCGGTTTGTTAACTTTGTTTAACGGAGAAAAAACTTATCATGGTGTAAGAGAAATTAAAAATAGTTACAGATTTAATTTAGTATTCTGGTGGGAAACATGAGAGTATTAGGAATATCACCTAACCATGATTCTAGTGTTGCTATTTATAACAATGGTCAAATAGAATTTTTTGCTAAAGAAGAAAGATTGTCTGGGATTAAAAGGGATCCTTTGCCGTATAAAGCTTTAGCTGAAGTAGCTAAGGTGTATAAAAATAAAATAGACTATTCTAGTTATTGTTGGTTGCCAGAAGATTGTCATTACTTTGGAGGATTCCATGCATACACTTATAAAACATTAGGTGCTGACATGGTTTACCCTACTAATATATTTACTCATCACTTAACACATGCAGCGTTAGCTTTTTATAATAGTCAATTTAAAAAAGCATTAGTAGTAGTTATAGATCATAGTGGATCTTTTAAAGGCAACAGTAGAGAAGGAGAAACAATCTATACTGCAGAGTATCCGTATAATTTTAAAAGAATATATCACAAGTGTTATAAGCCAAATGAGTTTGGAATAGTCAGAGCATACGAAGCAGCGACTACTTTAATTGGACAAGGTATTTTAGAAAGTGGAAAAACAATGGGCTTGTCTTCATATGGCGAAAATTTAAAATACGAAAAATTATTTAAAGGAACAGAAACATTACATGATAAATTTGAAAATTTAAACAATTCATATTTTTATAAATATAAACCTACAGCTCCTTCTCATGAAGACAGAAGTATTTTTAAAGGTTTAAAAGACGACATTGTAAAACAAGTAGACCCAAATAACTATCAGTTCTATGCAAACAAAGCTAAACAAGTTCAATTAGAAACACAAGAAGCATGTTTAAAATTAATAAAAAAACATGTACGTAAAACAGGTATTAAGAATGTATGCATTGTTGGTGGTTATGGATTAAATGTACTAGCTAATAGTTTATACGTTAAAAATTTACCCGACTGTAATTTTTATTTTGAACCAGTAGCTGATGACTCTGGTTGTAGTTTAGGGGCTGCAATGTTAGGTTATCGTTATATAACTAAAGATGAAAGTATATACCGTGTGCGTAATAACTTTTATCATTTTTATGAACCTTCTACAAAACAACACGGCACTCCTGCTAGCATTAAAGATGTATGCAATATATTAAATAAACAAAAGATAGTCGCTTTATTTAAAGGAGCTCCAGAAGCAGGGCCCAGGGCTCTGGGACACCGGTCACTATTATTTGACCCACGTAATCTACAGGGTAAGAAAATTATAAATAGTTTAAAAAAAAGAGAATGGTACAGACCTTTTGCAGGTGTTATTTTAAAAGAAAAATTTAATGAATATTTTGAAACAATGGGATTAAAAGAATCTCCTTACATGACTTTAAGTTTTAAATGTAAACCTAATACTAAAAAACAGTTTCCCTCTATTGTGCATGTGGATAATACATGTAGAGTACAAACAGTGTCAGAAGGTTTCTTATATGATATTTTAAAAGCTTGGCACAAAAAAACAGGTTGCCCTATATTATTAAATACTAGTTTTAACACTGCAGGAAGACCCCTTGTTCAAACAAAAGA